ATTATGGGGATACCTTTCAGGTTATAGTGAAGGAGAGTCCATAATGGCGACTGATAATCAAAAAATAAGGCTTTTAATCGGAGACACAGGCGATACGCCTCAATTTACCGATGCCCAACTAGACGTTTTCTCTGATTTGGCTGATAGCGTACTAAACATAGCGGTGGCGATGGCTCTAGAAGCATGGGCAGCGACCTTGGCGGGTGAAGCTGAAAGTGAGAAGATTGGGGATTATTCCTACAGTAAGAAAGAGGCTGGCAACAAGCTGGCTCTAGCCAGGCATTATCGGGCCCTGACCGACAACGCCCCTGCGATGGACTGGGCCGAGTTTGACTTCAGCGATGAGGCGTACAGTGGCATTTGACGACCTGCTGATAAACACCTGCACAGTGAGGCGGTTTACTGAGGGGGTGGCGGATGCCTACGGCACTCTTGACAAGACTTGGGCAGACCACCTTGTCGATCAGGATTGCCGGTTGGTTGCGAGTAGTGGGCGGGAGATACAGGTGGGGGCTCAGGTAGTCGTGGCAGACCACGCCTTGTTTATCAATGATGCAGATATTACCGAGCGGGATAGGGTAGTGATTGACGGCGTGACATATGAGGTCATTATGGTAATGTCTCGGCAGGATGGAGTGGGGGCTCATCATTTGCATTGCTTTTTAAGGACAGTAAGATGAAACTCGATTACTCGGTTACTCTGAACCTGGAATTTGAGGACATGACGGAAGCGGTTAAGCAGGCGACCAGGTTGGCTATGAGGGATATGGTGGTAGACATCGCCCACGATGCTGTGGGGATGTCGCCTGTGGAGACGGGCAATAATCGCCGTTCCATCAAGTATGAGGCAAGTGGCTTTGGGGCCGAAGTGGGGATTGTCGACCAGAGTAAAACCGAGGGCGCTGTTTACAGCACCAGTGGATATGGAGGCTTTTTGGAGACGGGAACAGCGAAGATGGCGGCGAGGCCATATTTCAAACCTGCACTAGATAGAAACTCACCCAGATTCCCCGAAAAGCTAAGGAGCAGAATCAATGAGCTTGGCTGATAGTAATGCCATAATCCGAAAACACCTGGCAGATGATGCGGGACTCGTGGCACTTGTCGGCGGTCGCATCTACTGCCCTCGGTTGCCGGAGGGGGCGACTCTCCCAGCAGTAGGGTTCTTTACCCGAGGCGGGCGATCCAGCCCCTACATCCCTGATATGCCGAGTCCATCGGTTCAATTCGATTGCTGGGCAGATAACCCCATAGAGGCAAGGGAGGTCTATCGAGCTCTGTATGATGCCTTACAGGGCATACAGAACACGACAGTGACCATTGATGGAACTGATTATTATATCCTCTCGGCTCGGGAAGAGGTGCAGGGCATAGACCTGGTGGATGTTGAGGTTCCGAACTATTTCAGGGTTTTGACTTATTTCGAGATTATGGTCAGGTAGGAGGCGAGTATGTGAAGGATGAAATACAACTAGCTTTGAGGAAAATATAACAGGAGGGATAAGAAATGGCGAAGACAATAGCAAATGTTTTGGTAGGAGTGGCGACACTGAGTATCAGGCAGCCGAACGATGCTATAGCACAATGGTCGAAAGAGCATGCCTATGCTGGTACTTGGTCGGCGAAACTCTATAAGGGAGGCTCGGGCAATGCCGGGTCTACATGCTTGGAAATAGATGCTTCTGGCCTCGGGGAAACTTTGGCAACTTGGACTACAGGTTGTGCTGCGAACCAGTACACATATTGGCATTACTTTGAGGCTCTTACTGCAAACTGGGTTCAGGTAGAGTTCCACTTTGAAGACCAGACGGCTGGTAGTGAGGGCTGGTGCGACATTACTGCTGTCCCCCACCAGGGCCACTTGGGAACCGCCGCATGGGTGCAATACGACATGGTTACCGATCCCGTTGTCGGGTTTGGTGGCTGGGGCGAAGAGGGCATAGGTGATAACTTCTTTGATTGGGATTTGGGTGACACTGTAAGTAGCGTTGAGGGCACGATAAACGCCCTTCCCGAAGTCGATAGTGCTAGTGATTGGGTGCTGACCAGGATACGCTTTGAGCTATGGGAGGCTGAGTCGGCAAGGTCAGCGTGGATAGATTCCATCGAGCTAAATGGTGTCGCTTATACCATCGAGCCGGGCGGAACCGCTCCAGGTATGACCCTGAGCAGCCCGTTTACTGAAGTTGGCTATACCGAGGATGGGGTTAAGCTTGAATACACCGCCAGTGAAGCCGATGTCGATGTGGAGGAGGAAACCTTCTCTATCGGTAGGGTAATAACCAAGGAAACTCTGGCAGTAACCTGCAACATGGCCGAGTCCAGCCTTTATAACATCGACAAGGCCATGGCGGGCAGCGTGCTATCAGGAAGTATCCTCACGCTGGGGGATGGCGTCAACAAGACGATGAACCTCAAGATTGCGGGGACGAATCCGGCTGGTTATATCCGTGAAATCCTTATACCCTTGGCGACTGCCACGGGGACAGTGGGGATGAGTTATCGCAAGGGCGAAAAGACTGTTGTCCCGGTAACATTCCAGGCTCTCAAGCCTACTACTGGAAAGGTTTGCACCATAGTCGATAATGCTGCATAAAAAGGAGTAACACATGGAGCGTTCCGAAGAAGCCAAGATACTCCAGGCTCCGATAACTGTGACATTGGGAGGTAAGGAGCATTCGGTCAAGCCCCTGGTAATCAGGGATTCGAGGGAATGGCGGAAGAGGGTTGTCAAGGTACTGGCAGAGTTGCCACAGTATGCAAAGGTCACGAGCGACAATCCCGAAGCCTTTGAGGAAGCCTTATCCACCCTCCTGGTCGCTATGCCCGAAAAGGTAATCGACCTGTTCTTCGGGTATGCCCGAGATTTGGACCGAGATGCTATAGAGCAAGTGGCTACGGATTCCGAGCTGGCTAAAGCCTTTGACCAGGTGGTTGAGATAGCCTTCCCTTTATCACGAAGTCTGGTCGGGACGATGCAGAGACTGGCACAATAGGCGAGATATTCGAGTTTGTGTTAGCTGAGTGGAGCGTGGCTCCCGACTATATCGTAGCCAACTGGACAGAGGAACTATTGGAGCTCATGCTGGAAAAGCTAATTGAGCGTAAGAAGCGGGAAACGGCAGCGATAAGGGGCCGATCCTATGAACCGGAAACAACGGATAGGGTAGTTTCAGATGCCCAGATGTTCAATATGCTGGGCGTAGAGGTAAAGAGGAATGTCAATTAAGTTGGAGGTGTGCAATTAGTATCTCCGTAGGCGATGCAGTATTGCAACTCGGCGTGGATACAGCCGAGTTCGACCAGTCTATAGACGAGTCTGGGAAGGGGGTCGAATCTGCTTTCCAGGGGATGCAGGGCCATCTGAGAGCAACGGGTATAGCATTTACCGCGGTTGGTGCTGCTGGGCTAAAGTTGGCAGCAGATGCCCGCAAGCTCAATGCTTCGCTTGGACAGGTTGGGCTTACCATTGGCGCCAGCACAGCCGAGATGAGAAACCTTGCGCTAGCTACTACCAATGTCACGTTCAAGCTTGAATCCGTGACGGCGACATTCGATATCCTATCCCGTGCCGGTATTCACAACATAGAAGTGATGCAGGACATGGCCACTACGTTCGATACATTGGGCGATGCTATTGGGATGTCTGCCGAGGAGGTCGCTGGTATACTCATCCCTGCGTTCAAGGCACTGGGAGAGGAGCTACCAGCCTCGACTGCCGACCTCGATAAATTCACCTGGCTGGTTAAGAACACCACGATTGACCTTACTGAGTTCGGCTCGGTGATGGATTACGTTGCCATGTATGGTAGCGCTTTGAGTGTCTCACTTGATGAAATGGTGGCGATTATGGCGGTCCTGGAGTCGAGAGGTATGAGCGGGGCTACTGCTACCAGGCTCTTCCGAACCGCTGTGAGCCAGGCTTCGGACGGGGCAGTTACCCTCACCGAGGCCCTCGACATCACACAATCTGAGATAGAGGTATTTATTGAGGAGATGGAAGGGGCCACGGGCATAACTGATGAATACGCTGCTGTGGCAAATACCCAATATAGCATCATGGACAAGCTCAAACAGAAGTGGAGCGAACTCACGCTTGTCGCAGGGACATTCCTTACCCCTCTAGAGCCCATTCTGGGCCTGATGACCGCCCTGGGCCCTCTTATGATCTTCTTCTCTACCAGCATGGGCATAGCCACGGCTAAGACGATTGCTCATACAGTTGCCTTGATAGCCTTGCATCCCGTCCAAGCAGCGCACCTGGTGATAACTAAGGCTGTTACTGCGGCACAATGGCTCTGGAATACCGCCCTGAGCGCTAACCCCATTGGTTTAGTCATTGTAGCAATCGGTGCCCTGGTTGCTGCTCTAGTTGCCTTGAAAGACCATCTGGGCCAATTCATCAGTTGGGCAACTCCTGCATTTGAGGAGTTGGGACAAGGCATCGAAGGATATATGGAAAAGCTCCAAGTTTACGGGGAAGATGTAGCAGCGGATGTGGAGAGTGCTACACAAAACGCTATTCAGAGTGTCCAGACTGTCGCCGATGCAGAACGGCAAGCGTTGAGTCAGCGAATCGAGTGGTATAGGGACTTCCATTATGAACGCATGGATTATATCAACGAGCAGATGCTAGCAGAGATACGAGCTATTGATCCTGTGCTTGCTGCCCAGCTGGAGCAGGTCAATCAAGAGATGGCGCTGTTGGATGAAAGGGCTGAAGCCCGTGAGGAGGAACGAGAACAGGAGCGGGTACGAAACTTGCAAGAACAGTTGGAACAGGATGGGCTTACTGAATCTCAGAGAGATGCGTTGGAGCGAGAGTTGGAGGTCATTGAGGATGCCCGCCTGCGAGAGCAACTGATTAACGAGCGGAATCAGCAAATCCAAGAGCTCGATATGGCAAGCCACCTGGAGCAGCAGCAGACAGAACTTGATACAGCACTCAATGAGCAAATCAGTAGGTATGAGACCGACCTTGAAGCGTTCGAGGCCATGAATGCTACGAAGCTGGGCAACCTCGAAGCCTTCGTAGAAGAATACAACCGTATTATGAGCGGGCTGGGTGCCACTCCAGGGGTGGAAGGCTTTTTATCACTCGCACCAAAAGAACCATCTACTTTCTCCAGGGAAATCCCTTTGTGGCAGCATGGTGGGGTG